TGATCGACAATGCCGTCGCGGCCGCGGCCGACGATCTCGATACATGGGACGCCCCGACCCAACCGGAAGGCATGATCAGCGGCATCAATGAGCTAGTCGGTGCGGCGCAGGATCAAGCCAACCTATCGCTGCTGCGCGGTGTGTGCGGTCGCGCCGCGGCTAATCTCGATCAGCTTGGGCCGCTGCCGACAGTGCCGCCGACGCAAATCTTCGCGCCGGTTCTGCCGCCGCCGCCGCCCGAGACCGGCGTGTCGTTCATGGGCAAATTTCAACGCTTGCTCGCTTTGCGTGCTTTCAGGTTCTGATCATGGCAACCGTTGGCTATATCGCCGCGACTGTCCCGGCGAAAACTGATCGCGTCAGCTTCACGACGCTATTCCATGTTGCGATGTCGGAGTTCGGTGATGCGTTGCAATGGGTGCCGATCGCCAAGATGAACGGGTTGACCGACCCGTGGATCACGGCACAGCAAGACCTTTTGATCCCGCCAACTATCCCCGGCGGTACACCAACCGGAATCTTGGGGTTATGACGTGGCGATCTCCTTTGGAGTTGCGCCGCATCGGGCGTGGATAAGCTGCAACGGGACTTGGCCGATCGAGCACGGCGCGGTGCATCAGGTCGCCACCCGCGGGCAGTCGAGCTTCAACGTCAATATCCCGATGAACTATCCGGGCGCTTATCACGCCTTCTGCGATCTCACCGAGAACAGCACCGAAGTATGGGCGCAGAACGTGTCCGGCACTGGCGTATTGATCACCGGTTCGGTCCTGAAAGTCACCTACAATTATCTTGGCGGCATCATCAATCTGTGGGGGCAGGACGTCGGCTACAAGCTGCACGAGCAGAAAAGCTCGGAGACCTTCAAGAACCAGAAAGGCTCGCAAATCACGCAGACGCTGGCCGGACGCTGCGGCATTCCCTGTCAGGCCGAAGCTAGCAAGCTGATGGCGGGCAAGAAGATCAAGGACGACTTCGTCAAGCTGACGGACGGCATCAGCTATGCCACGGTGATTCATCTGCTGGCGCAGTACGACGGCGCGCGGTTCTTTGTCGATCGGTTCGGCACGTTGATCTATCAGATTCAAGATCAGACCGGCGGCGGCTATTCGGTGTTTTGGAAAATGGGGCCGCCTTACGACGTTTCCGACGCGCTCGACCTGCAGGTCATTATCAACGTGCAAGCTGCTCGGGGCGGTCAGGTCAAAGTCCCGTCATGGCATCCGAAGAAGAAAAAGCTAATCACCGGCAATTCTAGCTTTGGCTCAAGCGGCGGCATCACCTATCACCAGCGCATCCAGCATTTGGAGCAGGAACAGGCCGATCAGTGGGCGCAGGCGCGGGCGCACGAGCACGACCGGCACCAGCGTGAAGTGCGTGCCGAATGCGTCGGCGACGTCAATATCGACGTGCATCAAGGGCTGACGTTGAGCGGTACTACCTGCTTCGACGACAGCTACACGATCGATCAAGTCGATCATGATTTTGGCATGACCGGCTATCGCATGGCGATCACGGCTTCGACCGGCGGCGGCGGCGGCGGTGGCGGCGGCGCACCCGAGTTATGGTGAGACAATGGACACGCTAGAGAACGTGATCTTTCGTTGCATCGAGCGATGGGCGGCAGCGCGCTATTCCGAACGCCACGGGCTGGTCACCAGCTACGACCCGGATACGCATCTCGCCAAGGTCATGCTCAAACCGGATGACGTTGAGACCGATTGGCTGCCGATCGAGGAAGGCCATAACGGCAACGGCTACGGCATTGCTGTCGGCTTGGAAACCGGCGACGGCAAGGAGACCGGCGATCAGGTCATCGTCCGCTATCAGGAGAATGACTTCGAGTCGGGCAAGATCGTGCAGCGGCTGCACAGCGACGAGGACAAGCCGCCGCGGGTCGAGTCCGGCGAGATGGTGATGTGGACGAAGTGGGGGCAGCAGGTCCGCTTCAACAAGGACGGTTCGCTGACGCTCAAAACCGGCGTCAAGACCACGCCGATGAAGGGCCAGCAAGACCAGACCAAGAATGCCAAGAAGGTGACGGTGACGCTCGACAACAAGGGCACCATCACCACGCAGACCGACACTGATCAAGTCGCGCAGGTTGGCCGCAACAAGACCGATACTATCCAGAAAGACCGCACCGTGCAGATCAAGGGCCAGCGCACCGACAATGTCTCGAAGACATGGTCAACCAACGCGCAGAACACCACGTGGCCATGGCTGACGGTCGAAGGTGATATTGATGACTGATCATGCCTGACATTTGGTGCGAGTGGCACACCGACTTCCAAGCCGATTCGACCGGCGATCTATTGACGGTCGATGGCGACGACGAAGTGCGCCAGCGGCTGGAACGGCGGCTGTTCACCGCGGTGCAAGGCTATGTCTGGCATCCCGAATACGGAGCCGGGCTGCCGCAAAAGATCGGCGATCCGTGGCAGGTCTACGACATCAAGGCGATCTGCGCTGCGCAACTTGCGCTGGAAGCGGCGGTGGCACCGTTCCCACCTGCGCAACTGAATGTCGCCGCTTCGCCGAACCAACCCGACAGCGTCGGCATCGGCATCCACTATTGGGATGCCGCGACCGGCGTTGCCGTATCCTTCACCATTACGTCATGAGCCGTCATGCCGACGTTGCCGACACAAAGCTTCGCGACCATTGTCGAGAACACAGTCGCCGGGGTTCAGGGCCGTGCCGCAAAGCTGATTAACTTCGCCATCGGCTCGACCTTGCGGGCGATCGCCGAAGGCTTTGCCGCGGTGTTTCTGTGGTTTCAGTCGATGATGCTGGCGTTGCTGGCATCGACCCGGTTATCGACATCGACCGGCAATGACGTTGATACCTTCACGGCCGACTTCATGCCGGTGGTGCCCGGCACCACATCGCCGCGGCTCGGGGCGCAGCCGTCCAGCGGGCAGGTTACCTTCACCCGGCTGTCGGCGGGACCGGCGGCGCTGTTCGTCCCGGTTGGGGCGACGCTGCTGACCAACGACGGCTCACAGACCTTCACGGTGACCGCCGATCCGACCTATGTGACCTATCAGCCGTCGCCGCCCGGCTACACCATGGCTCCGTGGATCACGTCGCTGATCGTGCCGGTGGTCAATACCGTGGCCGGGTCGGCCGGGAATGTCGCCGCGGGCGCGATCTCGATCATCGCGACGACGATGACCGGCATCGATACCGTCGTTAATAACAGCGCCTATTCCAACGGCACCGACTTTGAAAGCGATACTGCGCTTAAGAAGCGGTTCAGCGATTACATTCTCGGGCTGGCGCGCGGCGATTATTACGGGCTGGCGGCATCCATCGAGGGTACTGAGACCAATGTCACTTGGAATTTGACTGAGGGTTACAATTACGACGGCTCGTGGCGGCCCGGTTATTTCTTTGTGATTGCTGATGATGGCAGTGGTAATCCGTCGCCAAGCTTTCTGGCGACGATCCGCACGGCCGGTGAGGCGGTGCGCCCGCTCGGCATGCAATTCGATGTGTTCCCGCCCGTGATCATTTGGGCCAGCGTAGCGATGGATGTTGCGACTGCGGCGACCTACGTGCACAACGATGTGGTTGCCTTGGTCGCTGCTAATATCGCAACGCAAATCGATGGGCTCGGGCTCGGCAATGATCTTGAATACACCATGCTGCCCGGTTACGCCTATTCGCAAGCGGGCGTCACCAAGGTCACTGCGGTGACGCTGAACGGGCATCCAATTCTAGACGAGACGCCGGATATGGCGTCAATCACCACATCGCGGCTGACGCAGGACGGCCAGAACACGATCGCCTATGCGACGGTCAAGTGCCGTACCGCAGAAGTGAACTGATGCCGTGGCGACCGGCGACTCACAGGACATCGTCCACCGGGTCCGGCAGCTAATCCCCGGCCGCTGGTTTATGTGGGGCGCACCGCTGCGCGACGCGGTGCTCGGCGGCTTGGCCGACAGCATGGCGTGGCTGTACCAGTGGCTGATTTTCATCCGCCAGCAAAGTCGCATCGCCACCGCTAGCGGCATTTTCCTCGATCTGATTGCCTACGATTTTCTGAACCGCACGCTGTTACGCGGTGCGGGCGGCACCACTGACGACACTAATTTCCGCATTCAGATCACCAACGCCATCCTTGCCGAACGGGTGACGCGCAAGGGCATGATGAATGCGTTGACGCTGTTGCTGACCGTGCCGCCGTTTATTTTCGAGCCATGGAATCCGTTCGATGCGGGCGGCTATGGCGAAGGCAATTTTGCTTACGGCCGGGCGGGCGGTTGGGGCTCGATCCAGCTTCCCGGTCAGGTCTTTCTCAAGGTCTCGCGCGCCGCGCTGCGCTCGACCGGCGTGCCCTATGTCCAAGGTTGGGGTGGCACACCGACGCTTGGCGGCTACGGTGTTGGTGCGATCCAGTACATCGCCACCGAGACGCCCGAGATCGGCGTCACCGATCAGGACATTTACAATACCATCGTGCGCAACAAGCCGACCGGACTGATTGTCTGGACACAGATCGGCACCGAAGTGTTGCTTGGCGCGCAACCGGCGCTGTTGGCATCGATAGGACCGCCCACGCCGCTATTCCAAGCGCTGGAAACCAACCCGCATTGGCTCGGCAAATTCATTCCGACAATGCTTAATCCGCGCCGCCACCTGAACCGAAGCCCTTAAACGAGGATTTTTGAGATGGTAGATCGCGCCATCGTCTATTCGGCGGCGCTGCCGCAGACGTCTGACGTTCTGAACACCAACAAGTTTGGGATGATCGGGCTTGGCTATGCGTTGCAAGGCATTCTCGGCACCACCACCGAAGTGCATAATTTACAGTGCACGCCCACCGTACCCGCAAGTCTGCAGGTCGTGGTTGGCAATGGTGCGATCTATACGTTGGACATGACCGATGCCACCGCGTACAGCGATCTCGGCACCGACACGCACAACATCGTCAAGCAGGGCATTCTGGCTAATCCGGTCACGCTGACGGTCACGCCGCCGAGCACGCCCGGTTACAGTCAGGTCT